CTTTCTCTATAAAGATTCAGGAGTATATCCAACTGGCATACCAGGGTTTGACTGGTGTGTCTTTTCTTGTTTTGATGAAGAAAATTGGGACAAGGTAAAACCCACAGAGAACGTGTCGATTGCACTTTTTCATGGCGCAGTTGCAGGGTCGCTAACAGATATTGATTGGTCGCTTGACGGAGAAGTACCCGTTAGTTTTTTTGATGCATTTGATTTTGGTCTGCTTGGTGATATTCATAAACGACAGTTTCTAAACACTAAGAAGACAGTTGCATATTGTGGAAGCACAATTCAACAAAATTACGGCGAAGATGGCGAAAAAGGATTCTTGCTGTGGGACATTAGATCAAAAGATGATTTTGACGTTGAGTTTTATCCTGTCAAGAATAACTATGAATTTGTCACTGTTGAGTGGCGAGGTGACGTTGAAAAAACTGTAAAGGCTTGTTCTTCTCATTCTAGACTTTCGCGCTTTAGAATCAGTGCTGTTAATGACTACATTACACCCGCACAAACAAGAGCACTGCAAAAAGCGCTTAAGAAATCAAAAAATGCAACAGAAGTCGTATTTAAAATCGATAACTCTTTTTCTGCTGAAAAGATAAAAGAAAGCAAGACTGATTCTCTTAATCTCAGAGATCCAAAAGTAATGAAAGATCTAATGCGACAGTATTACGCAGGTAGTAATATCAAAGAAGAAGAGTGGGATGAGCTAGACAAAGTAACTGCGACGTATCTCTCAGAAGTTACTCAAGAAAATTCTGATTTGCGCAATGTTAAGTGGGGAATTAATAAAATCTCATTTGATAATACATTTTGTTATGGTGAGTCTAATGAAATAAACTTAGATAAGCTCCCAGGTATTACAGGTATATTTGGTAGAAATGCAAGAGGTAAATCTTCTATAATCGGAACAATTGCGTATGGATTATTCAACACGTCAGATCGCGGTTCGATTAAGAATATTCACATTATTAATTCAAGAAAAAATCAGTGCAAGACAGAGATCGACATATCAGTAAACGGTGTCCCTTTTAGAGTTATTAGAGAGACTGTAAAGAAAACTACAAAAAATAATGTTTGGGCACCTACTAATTTAAAAGTCTATCAGCTTGACAGCGCAGGTAATATTGTAACTGACAAGACAGAAGAACAGCGCCGCGAATCTGAAAAAATTCTTCGCTCAATGATAGGCACTTCGGAAGAATTCCATATGACTAGTCTTGCTTCTCAGGGCGAGATGAACGTCTTTATCAAAGAAAAAGCCACTGCAAGAAAAAATATTCTATCTAGCTTTTTAGATATGAGTGTATTTGATGACATGAATGAAATTGCTAAGAAAGAAACTTCTGACCTGAGATCAGAACTTAAACAGTTCACAGCTGAAAGCAGTTGGTCTAAGCAGATTGATGATTTAAATATTAAGATGAGTCACAATCAAACTATTCTTGACAAGATCAATCAAGAAAAATCTGCGTTAGAAAGCGAAATTGAAGAACTTACAAAAGAAGTGCTTAAAAATACAGACCGAGACTTTGTCACTGTGACAGAAGTCGAAGATGCAGAAAACCTCGCAGCTTCCTTACAGGAAAAAATTGATTTAAAGCAAGAAAATCTAGACGAATACAAAGAGTCTATTTTTGACACAGAAGCAAAAATTAAAAAAATTCAAGACTTTATAGATTCTTTTGACATAGACGATGTGAAAGAAAAATACTCTTCTTCTAAAGGGCTGGTAAAGACACTGTGGGAGCTCAAAGGATTTTTAAAGGCAGAGACCACCGAGCTTGATGCAATGGAGAAATCTGTTAAAAGACTTCTTGAAGTTCCTTGTGGTGATAATTTCCCTACATGCAAATTTATTAAAGATTCTCACCGAAACAAAAACAAAATTGAAGAAAAGAGAGAGAAGGTTAACAAGCTTCAGACCAACATCGACGACTTGTCAACATCATACAAAAAAATAAAGAAAGAAAATTACGAAGAAAAGATTGAAAAATACAATTCGATAATACAGAAAAAATCAGAATTAGTCACAAAGATCTCTAACGATAGAGTTAAGATTCAGTCTACACAAAATGATCTAGAAAATCTTCAAAATGAATACAAAACAAGAAAGAGAATAAGCGAAGACTTGCGAAAGCGATTTGACGGGCAAGATCCAGAAAGCGACATGTCAGGCGTGTCTAGGCTTCTTGATTCTAAGAAAAAATCTTTACGCTCAAATGACGAAAACAGAATAGATAAGATTCGTATTATTGAAGGAATTAGACTTTCAATTGAAAATGCAGAAAAGTCTAAAAAGAAATTTGATGAACTAAATACACAACTCAAAGTACAAGATCTTTTTATTCAAGCCACTTCTAAGCGAGGCATTCCAGTACAGATTATTAATTCACTTCTTCCTAAGATTAATAAAGAAATATCAAAGATTCTCAAGGGTGTTGTTGCATTTACAGTTGTTCTAGAAGCAGACTTAGAGTCTAATGCAATGGATGTATTTATTGATTATGGAGATTCAAAGCGAATTGTTGAATTAGGCTCGGGAATGGAAAAGATGATTTCTTCACTTGCTATTCGTGTTGCGCTTATTAATGTTTCTTCGCTTCCTAAGTCTTCGATGCTTATAATTGATGAAGGGTTTGGATCTTTGGATGAAACAAACTTGGCAGCTTGTGGTAGACTTCTACAATCACTTAAAAAATCATTTAAGAATATTTTGGTGATTTCTCACATCGACCAGATAAAAGATATTGTTGATAATACAATTGATATCATGAAGTCAGGAGTAGATTCTTATGTCCAAGCAGTATGAAATTAAGTTTGTTAGAGAAGGAGAGAGCAGCTCTAGAGATCACTTCTTTTGTAATCTATGTGGATTTATATTAGGAGGAGAACGTGATCACCAGAGTCATTCTGATCATTCCTGTTGTCATGAATGTTATCTTACGTTTGTTGAATCTCGAAAAAAAGAGTGGTCAGAAGGGTGGCGCCCTAAAAAAAGTGTAATAAGAAAATACATAAATGGTAGAAAGAGGCTAATTATTAATGCGTCTAAAAGGCAGGAGATAAAATGAATTTCGAAGAGACAAATATCTTAAGTACCGTTGTTGAAGATTTGTACGGAGCAGCATTTCAATCATATACTGGATCAATTAAATGTGTTATGAAAATAACAGGAGAAGACAGGCTCAGAATGACCTGCATGATGATTGTAAATCTGGGAGACAGAAATCAGATGCAGCAAGCAGCTAAAGAGTCTGAGAAAGATTTAAAGAAAATTGGAAAAGATTGTTTGTCAAATGTCAAAAAACTATTCAAAGAGAAAGCTGGCAGAGCGCTCAAGACGAAAGAACTCTCAAACGACTCTTCAGTTGAACTAATGAATTATCACTCATACTCAGATAAAGGCACAGCTCTCGTTCGTCAAGTTCACGTTTTTGAAATAAGCTAGCGAGCAGTATATTTATCTTCGCCATGGCGAAGTATAATAAGCAGCTACAAGTTAAAGAAATAATCAAGTGTGGAAAAGATCCAAATTATTTCTTTAAAAATTATCTAAAAATTCAGCATCCTGTTAAGGGCCTTATTCCTTTTGAAACGTTCCCTTTTCAGGATGATTGTGTAGAAGAGTTTCTTGAGCATAGATTTAATATAGTTCTCAAGTCTAGACAGTTAGGGCTTTCAACTCTAGTCGCTGCATATGCAGTATGGATGGCGATATTTCAGAAAGAAAAGAATATTCTGATTATTGCTACCAAGCTAACAGTTGCTCAGAACTTTATTACTAAAGTTAAGACAATGATAAGATCTCTTCCTAAGTGGATGATCTTAGCTGACATTGTTGAAAACAATAAGCAAAAAATTAAATTTAGTCACGGATCACAAATACAAGCAATTCCAACATCTGAAGATGCTGGGCGCTCAGAAGCACTTTCGCTTCTAATCGTTGACGAGGCTGCGTTCGTTAGAAACTTTGACACAATCTGGACGGGTATTTATCCTACAATTTCAACCGGTGGTAGAGTTATTATCTTGTCCACACCTAACGGCGTCGGTGGCCAGTATCATCAACTTTATGTTGATGCAGAAGCAGGTCTTAATGAATTCAATGCCATCAATCTTCCGTGGAATGTGCATCCAGAAAGAGATGATGAGTGGTTTGAAAAAACAACTAAAAACATGAACAGAAGACAGATTGCGCAGGAGTACTTGTGCGATTTTGCTACATCAGGTGAAACATTCTTGGACAGCAATGCTCTAGAATGGATGAGAACAATTGTTAAGCCACCGGTAGAAAGACAAGGTTTTGATAGGAACGTTTGGATATGGAAGTATCCTCTTAGCGCAAACAATTATATTTTATCTGCTGACGTATCAAGAGGCGACTCAAAAGACTATTCAACGTTTCACATAATTGACACAGAAACATCTGAAGTTGTTGCTGAGTATAAGGGTAAAATCAGGCCCGATAATTTTGCTGAGCTTATAAATGAATTTGGTTTAAAATATAACAAAGCGTTAGTTTGTCCAGAAAATAATTCTTATGGTTATGCGACAATTTTAAAATTACAAGATCTTAAATATCCTAAGCTTTATTACAGAAAAAAGAAACAAGTCTACATTGGTGACTATGTTCCTCCCTCTTCTGCAGACATCGCTGGATTTAACACAAATGGAAAGACAAGAAGCACCGTGCTGGCAAAGCTAGAAGAACTTCTTAGAAATAGGCAGTTGATCTCTTACTCCTCTAGATTTTATGAAGAACTTAAGGTGTTTACTTGGAATACCGGTCGAGCTCAAGCAAGAGCAGGTTTTAATGATGACTTAGTCATGAGTTTGGCAATTGGCTCATGGCTCTTTGATGGTGCATCTGATTATTCAAAGTCAAATGCAGGACTAAACGATGCTATGCTTGCTGCGATGTCAAAAAATCAAAGATCTTATAACGACACTCCTGAGCAAGTATTTGCTCCAACTGGTGTTTATAGTTCAAGTCCAAACAGCAGCGGATTGACTAACAACGTGAAACAAGATTTAAATAATACGAGAAGTCGTAGTAATATATTAAGTGACTACATGTGGGTTATTAAGTAAGGATTAAATAAATGGCAGAGAGCAATTCAAATCTATTCAGAAGACTTACCAGACTTTTTAGGTCTGGCCCTGTTGTCAAGCGTAAACTCATTAAGCCTGACGACAAATACACGTCTTCTGCATTTGAAATATTTAGAAAAAATCAGAGTAAAGTATACAGCAATGCAATGTCTGCATACGGGACGTATGACAGAATGGCTAGATACTCAGACTTCAGCGAAATGGAATACACACCTGAAATAGGTAGTGCTTTAGACATCTACGCAGAAGAGTCTGTTGCTGCAGATGAAAACGGCAACGTTCTTCATATTCACTCTGACAATACAAAGATTAAGCAATTGCTTGATGACTTATTTTTTGACACACTAAATGTCGACTTTAACTTAACAAGCTGGGTTAGAAATCTTTGTAAATATGGCGATCACTTTTTGTTTAATGACGTAAGTCCTGAATACGGTGTTATCAATGCTTATCCTATGCCTATTTCAGAAGTAGAGCGCGAAGAAGGCTTTGATCCTAATGACCCACTTGCAGTCAGGTTTAGATGGGTTACACAAGGAAATCAAGTCTTAGAAAATTGGCAAGTTTCTCACATGCGTCTTTTAGGAAACGATGCGTTTATTCCATACGGATCTTCTGTCTTAGAGCCTGCCAGAAGAATTTGGAGACAACTTATCCTTTTAGAAGATGCAATGCTTGTTTATAGAATAGTTAGAGCACCAGAAAGGCGTGTCTTCAAGATCGATGTAGGAAACGTTCCTCCAGAAGAAATTCCTGCTTACATGGAAAGAGCTCAATCAACACTCAAGAGAGCATCTATTACTGATCAATCTTCAGGAAGAGTAGATTTAAGATATAATCCTCTTTCAGTTGACGAAGACTATTTTATCCCTGTTCGCGGAAGCGAATCCGGAACTGATATTGTTACTCTTGCGGGAGGTACAGTTGCAGGCGAGACTAATGATGTCGAGTATATTCAAAAGAAACTTTTTGCTGCGCTCAAGATACCTAAAGCTTATTTAGGGTACGATGAAGGTCTAGGTGCCAAAGCAACTCTTTCTCAAGAAGATATTAGATTTTCTAGGACAATTAGCAGGGTTCAAAGAACAGTTCTTGCAGAAATGAATAAAATTGCTATTATTCATCTTTATTGTCACGGCTTTTCTGACAATGATTTATTAGACTTTTCTCTTAAGCTTTCTAATCCTTCAACAATAGCACAGCAACAAAAGCTAGAATTGTTTAGGTCAAGATTTGAAGCAGCCGGGACTGCATTGCAAACTCCCGGATTAGTTGATAAAAACTGGGTCCAGAAAAATATTCTTCGCCTCACTGAAGATGAAATTTCTACAATTAGAAAAGGACAGAAGCGTGACAAGATGCTCGAGCTTGAAATCGAAGCAACACAGATCACAGCTGCAGAAGGACCTTCAGATCCTGAAGTGGGGTTGGGAATGGGCGGTGAACCACAAATTTCACAATCAATTGACTTAGGCGGACCTCCAGATTTATCAGAAAATGATTCAATAGAAGATGAAAATGTTCCGATAAGAATTCAATCAACAATCGATAACGTAACCTCTCTTTTGTCAGAAGATGTTGATGAAGACGATGACAGTTCACTTACAGACGATGAAAAAAGAGATAAGTTGCGTCATGAATACGAAGAGCGCCGTCGCAAAAAACGCAGAAATCAAGAATCCGGAAGAGCAGAAGAATATCATCGTATGACACCTCGAGATGCTGGTGATAGAAAACAAAACGACGTTGCAGGTATGAATAGAGAAATGTCAGATCTTAAAGCTTTATCAAAATTAACAATGGAAGATTTAGATATTAGTGAATATTTAGACAATAAGATTAATCAAAATGCTCAGATGACTGACAGGATAAAAAGTACACTTTCTAGACTAGATATGAAGATGGGCAAGCCAAAAACTTTCACAGGAGTTATCTCTGAGAACAATTCATCAGAGGAGGAAAAATGACAGTCAAACACAACAAAAAGAGAAATGTAGGAATAATATATGAACTTTTAGTTCAGTATGTTACGAACTGTATTATTGAAGGTAAAAAATCTGACGCTAAAAAAGCAACAAAGATTATTGAAAAAAGATTTGCTAAAAACACAGAGCTTTATAAAGAATTCAGACTCTTTCATGCTTTGTCAAACTCAACAGTAACAGACACACATATCGTTGCATCAATCTTGAGCGAGGCTAAAAGAGCTGCGAGAAATATTGATCAAGAAAAGCTAAATAAAGAAAAGTCTGCGCTCATAAGAGACATTAACTACACTCTAAACAAGCAGGATTTTTTCTATCAAAATGTTCCTAATTACAGAACATTAGGCTCTATTCAGATAGCAATTAATGAGTGGCGAGAAGATGCTCCTGACATTGGAGTCTTAATAGAATTTGAAAAGAAAATTGGTGAACATCTTTTAAGTGAAAAATCTAGTCATGAAATTGATAAAATGCAGCAAGAAGTCGATGCTTCAAACTCAGATAAGCTAGTTTTTAAGCTTATGACTGAGAAAATCAATCAAAAATATCAAAATCTATCAAGAGAAGAGAGAGAAATTATTTCTCACTACGTTTTTTACGGCGAAGAAGATAGAAATTATCTCAAGGCTTACCTGAATGAAAAAAGAAATAATGTAATAAGACTGCTTGAAGACTTTGAAGACACAGAGTCTAATAATATACTTATTGAAAAAGTTGATAGAGTCAGATCTTCAATAGTTGCCTTAAATAATGAAGAAATTAATGACAATTCAATTGTTAAATTTTTAACTATTACCAAGCTTATTAATGAGCTGAAGAACAAGGAGGACGCAAATGTCTGAATTAAAAGTACTAACTGAGTGGCTTCCTATCACTTGCGACAAAGAAGTTATAAAAGAAAACAGAGAAAAATTTGGAAAAGTTATGCTTAAAGGTGTCATCCAAAGAGCAAACACACTTAACCAAAACGGAAGAGTTTACCCAAAATCTATTCTTGAGAGAGAAATAGAAAATTATCAAAAGCTTATTAGAGAAAATAGAGCATTGGGTGAATGTGATCATCCTGATACGTCTGTTGTAGAGCTAAAAAATGCTTCTCACATTGTTAGAGAAGCTTATATGCAGGGCGATGATGTCTATGGGACAATTGAAGTCTTAGACACACCTAGCGGCAAAATTATTCAGAGTTTGATTGAAAGTGGTGTCACTCTAGGGATTAGCTCTAGAGGCGTAGGATCAACTGTTTCTAAGGGGAATACTCAAGTTGTCCAAGACGACTTTCAGTTGATTTGTTTCGATATGGTCTCTGAACCTTCCACCCCAGGCGCATTTATGTCTTTGCACGAAGGAAAAACAGTTCGTCCAAGAGACCTTAACAATTTCTTTAACAGATCAGATAGAATTGATAGAATTTTCAATGACATACTTAGTTGGGATAAGAAATGAAGTTAGACAAAAAAGTATTTAAATCTATCGTCAAAGAGTGTCTTGTTGAAATTTTGGCCGAAGGTCTTTATCCTCAAGAAGGTGATATTAGAGAAAAGAAAGCTGATCTAAAAGAAAGTATTCAGAAAAGATCTATCATGGGTCTTGGAAGAATGAATGAAGCGCAGAAGAGAAATGTTCAAAAAAATATGCAGACTCCCGGGAGCTACTTAGATAAAGTAAGCTTTGGTAGTGGCGCAGAGTCTTCTGCTCCTGTCAATGAAAAAACTTCAAGTCTCATCTCAAAAGTCACTAAAGATCCAATCATGAGTGAGATTTTTGCTGATACTGCTGCTTCAACTTTGCAAGAACAGAGAGAAAATGGCAGCAGGACACACGTCCCAACAGCCCCGGCAGATCAAGCAGCCAGAATTGTTGCTGAGACTGATCCTACAGAATTATTCGGTGGGTCTGCTGGTAAGTGGGCAGATTTAGCTTTCGCTCCAAAAATAAATAGATAATTTTATTGTAGCGAAATATTTAAGTTTGCTAGCCCACTTTTTCGGAGTCCGTAATGAGCAAAGTTACTAAACTTACCCCTAAAGTTTTGCAGAGAATTATCAAAGAAGAGCGCGAAAGAATTGCTTTACAAAAAAAGAAGATTCAGGAAGCAAAGAAAAGAAAGCGCCTTGATGAAATAAGAAAAGAACTCAAGACATATCTACAACTCAAGAGAGAGCAGAAATTTCTTGTTGAAAGAATTAAAAAAATTCAAAACCGTACTAAAACAATCAAAAGAAAGATTAAGGAGAGTTAATGTCTGAAAGAGATCATATTATTTCAAATCCTTCTGATACGCAGACAGGTGGTTTCGGGAAGCGTTATCCTGCAAACTACACTTCAGCATATCCGTCTTCACCTATTCATAACGGTACTATTACAGATGACGAAGTTATAAAGACTTTCATTCCGGCTGTGCAGGAAGGAGATGCTACTTCTGGCTTTACTGCATATGGAACATCGGTGCCGGGAGGAGTTGGAAACAGAATGTCTGCTTATGACAGAGACTATCCAGATGCTCCTGATGTCGCTGCTAATACAATGACTGCAGACGGCAAAACTTTTGGAGGTGGTGAAGGTGCTCCCAGCTCAGCGTATGTTCCTCCACTAACTTCTCCTGGTCCCGGGTCAGTAGCCGCTTCTGATCAACCCGCTTACACTGGTACACTTCCCGCCGCCGGCGGAGAATTTGGCGTAGGGCTTGGATCAACAGCAAACCCATCTGCGACATCTCCAGAAATTGCTACACAAGACGTAGATACAGCAACAGCTCTAATTTCTGGAAGGTCTTATGCAGGATCTGCAGGATAGTTAAATGAATTTTAATACCACCGGTGGCGTTGTTGCACCAAAAGACGGAAATGTTGGCGGTGGGTATGGAAGATTAGGAACTGGTCATCCCACGACAGGCATAACGCCGGGGATGTCTCGTCCCATGTACCAGTATTCAGAAGAAGATAAATCAGATCCAGAAGATATTCTTGACGAACTTGACATGGACAGAGAGACTATTAATGCAATTCGGTCCAAAGCTAATCCCACCTATAGAAACCCTAATCGGTCTCGCGGTGATCGAGAGACAGGATTAGGCTCGCACTCTAGTTCTTTTATGGGTCTTACAGAAGATCACACTACACCTGCTGTAAAAGGTCTATCTCCCCGCTTAACTTATCGGCAAAAAGATACTTACAGTACTGTTCCGAAAAATACAAAAGGCCCGGGCTTCGGCACACAGTCAACTGCTCAATATATTAGAAATAAACCCGGTAGAATTAGTGGCACTCAATTCGGTACTTCTAGAGCTCCTCTTCCAAGGCATGATGAATACGATGATAATGTATTTTCACTATTTGATCTTGCTGATCCTATGGAGCGTTCATTTCTCTATCATCAAAAAAGAGTCAACAGGGTAAAAAATCTAATAAAAGAAATAGAAGAAGAATAATTAAAGGTAAGTTGAATTTTTTAACTATATTTATTTTTGTCTTATAGAGGTTAAATATGTCAAACAAGATGTTCGAAGAAGCAATTGCAGATGCCAAGAAGCTGCGCGAAGTAGCCGAGGCCAATGCAAAAAAGGCTGTCTTAGAAGCAGTCACACCAAAGATTAGAGAATTCATTGAATCTGAACTTTTAGAATCTAAGCATTCAGATCTTGAAGAAGATGATGTTGAAGAATCTGAAGATGATGTTGATGAAGTCACTTTGGATGAAGCAGCACTTCAAAAGCTTTCTACGTTATTAGGACTAGACATTTCTAAAGAAATTACTCACGTTGAGAACACAAAAATGGTTTCTGAGGCTACACAGGCTGCATACCGCGGCTTGAGTTCTTCACAAAAAAGAGAATTAAACAATATCGCTGATAAAATTAATCAAACAAAAAGAACTTTATCTGGCGTTAGAATAAATAATAAAGAAGCGAATTTAAAGGAGAATTCAAAAATGAGCGAAAAATTTTATGAAGTAGATCTCAATGCTTTGCGTGAAGCTGTTGAAGAAGAATTACATCACGCAATAGAAGGAGAAGTTGAAGAAGAGGGTTACGACGTCGAAGAAGGCGGAGATCCTGAAGCTGAACTAGCTGAAATGCTTCAAGAATTAAAGCTTGTCCTTGATCTAGGCGATGATATTGAAGAAGACCAGATCCCTGAAGAGCTTAGAGGCATGCTAGAAGAAGACGAAGAAGGCGAACCTGACGCTGATCTAGACATGGAAGATGAAGCTCCAGCTGACGACGAAGGTGAAGGAGAAGAAGATTTCCAAGCTATGATGGGTGCTCCTCCCTCTGACGATGACGAGGAAGAAGTTGAAGTTGACGAAGCTATGCTCGCTGAAGAAATCTTAAGAATTCGCAAGCTCGTTCGTGAAGGCAAAATGGATCATCACTTCGGTGGTAAGGGTGGTTCTAAGGCCGGCGTCAAGGGCGCGTTTGGTGGATCAGGCAGTGGCAAAGCCGGTGTCAAAAAAGCTTTCGGTGGAGGAAGTGAAGGTCAGGATGCTTTCACTAACCCACCCACAATAAACAAACTCGCGGAAGCATTCCGTGCTGAGCGCCGCAAGAATCGTGCGCTTTCTGAGAAACTGGGTAAATACAGAAGTGCTGTTGATACTCTTCGTGAACAGTTGGAAGATCTCAACCTTTTCAATGCTAAGCTGCTCTATGTCAACAAGCTTCTACAAAACAAGAACCTTAACGAGTCTGAAAAGAAATCCGTTATCAAGGCACTTGATGAAGCTAACAGTCTAAGAGAAGCTAAGTCATTGTACAAGTCCCTAACTGAGACATTTGCTCGCGGCAATGCAAAGCCTCTAACAGAGTCTCGTAACCGTGGGTCTTCTTCAAGACCTACAACTTCGTCAGCTCCCAAGCAGGGTAATGCACCTGAGCTTGATCGCTGGCAGAGATTGGCAGGATTGAAGAACTAATTTAGTTCACAAATCAAACAACAAAGACATATAACATAATAAAGGAGTTAAAACATGTCACGTTCATTTACTTTAAACCAGTTGACAGAAGGCATTCGTGATCGTCACGTTGGTGCTGAAAGCAACAGATTGATGGAGAAGTGGTCACGCACCGGTCTTCTCCGCGGTCTTGGCGATCACGGTCGCGAGACCATGTCACGTCTTCTCGAGAACCAGGCAGCTCAGGTTCTTCGTGAGGCAAACGTTCTCGGTTCATCCGGCGCAGACAGCGGTCAGGTTGATGGTTTCTCAAACATCGCTTTCCCAATCGTTCGTCGCGTCTTTGGTGGACTCGTTGCTAACGAACTCGTCAGCATCCAGCCCATGAGCCTTCCTTCCGGTCTGCTCTTCTACCTCGACTACACCTACGGCTCAGACGTTGGTGGAGACACCGTAGCAGCTAGCGAAGCTGCTGCAGCTGGTTCTGGTACAAACGTTACCTACGCTAAGGGTCAGTCACTCTACAACAACCCAGCTGGTAACGCTGTTCGTACCGGTTCTGATGCTGTTGGTGGTCAGTACGACTTGGTCGGTACTGCTTACTCACAGACACATCGCACTGGTATGAAGCTCAACACTGCAAATGACGTTCTTGCTTATGGTCATTTCGGCGGAGGAGCTACACAGTCCTATGTTGCTGATGGTTCAGCTACAGTCAGTGGTTCTGATGGTAAGTTACTCCAGTTCGACCCGCAGATTGTTTCACTAATTGAAGCCGGCGGAGACTTCAGCTTCTTGATTATTGATTCAGACATTCTTACTGGTTCAGCTGGTCAAGAAATGGATGCAACAGCAATCAAGTCAATCTCTGTTTTCGATGCTACAGGTGGCTCAGCACTAGTTGCAATGCCTGAATCAGTTCAGGCCGGCAGCGGTATCCTTAACGTTCGTCGTCTTAACCAGCTCGGTACTTGGAACGCCGGAACAAACAAGTTCACACCTGATCCACTTGCTTCACTTTCAGCAGCTTCTACAGCCGTCCTCTTGGTTGTTTCAGGTGCTGGTGTTAAGAACAATCTAGACGATGCAAGCAGCTGCCTCACAGCTTCTTTCGTTGTTGGTGACACAGTCGCTACTGCTGGTGGCACTGGCGGAACTCTCGTTATTCCTAGCTTTGAGTCCGACTTTGCTTCAGCTCCTACTCCAGTCATCCCCGAGATCGACATCAAGATCGAGTCCATCGCGGTTACAGCGACCACACGTAAGCTCCGCGCTCGTTGGTCACCAGAACTCGCTCAGGATCTCAACGCTTACCACAGCATGGATGCTGAGGTTGAGCTTACCCAGATCCTCTCCGAGCAGATTGCTCTCGAGATCGATCGCGAGATCCTCAACGACCTTCTCACTGAAGCTCGTGGCGCTAACTTCTACTGGAGCCGTAGCCCTGGTAAGTTCGTCAACAAGAGAACTGGTGCAGCTGTTCAGCTCGCTTCAACTCTCGCAACTGGTCCCCAGTTCACTGGTACAGTTCGTGAGTGGTACGAGACTCTCGTTGAGACCATCATTGATGTTGCTAACGAGATCCACCGTAAGACTCTTCGTGGTTCCGCAAACTTCCTCGTTTGCTCACCCGAAGTTGCTACCATCTTCGAGGCTTCTGTCCTCTACAAGCCCTCCATCCGCATCGACGGTCAGGGCCAGACTGGTGGCGAGTTCACACTCGGTGCTGCTGCAATCGGTAGCTTGAGCAACCGTTTCACAGTCTACAAGGACCCCTACTTCCCACGCAACAAGATCCTTGTTGGTTACAAGGGAGGTTCCTACCTCGAGACTGGTTACGTCTACGCTCCTTACGTACCACTCATCGTCACCCCAACCATCTTCGCACCAGAAGACTTCACACCCCGTAAGGGCGTTATGACTCGCTACGGTAAGAAGATGGTTCGCGCTGACTTCTACGGTACAGTCACCTGTATGGACATGGACGTTATCTGATAACGCCTCTGTCCTAGACACAGGAAGGTCCCTCTTCGGAGGGGCCTTTTTTGTTTTATGTGTACTTTTTTAAAATTTGTTTTAATATAACTTTATAGGAGTTTTTATGTCCCAAGAAGAAATTGAAACAAACGAAGAAGAAAATGAAGAGTCAGAAGGTCCGATAGGCATGATTTTACAGCAAGGTCCTCCTACATTATCACCAGAAGAATCTTTGCGTCTAGAGTTGCTAAACTTGTCAAAAGATATTCTTTTAGGAAAAGCAGCTATGCGATGGGAAACCCATAAACAGTATGGTGATGTTACAGTCACAGAAATTATTCACGAAGCCCGACGCATGTTTGCTTTTGTGCGAGGTGATGAATGATTTTTGCGTCTTTTAAGAAGACTCATCCAGATGCTGTCAAGCCTAAATATTCTCTAGAAGGAGATGGCTGTCTTGATTTATGGGCAGTAACTAGAGAAGAAGACGATATGGGAAATATTGTTTTTAACACAGGTATTGCAATAGAGATTCCAAAAGGATTTGTTGGTCTACTCTTCCCACGAAGCTCAGTTACAAAGACAGAGTTTATTTTAGGTAACTCAGTAGGAGTAATTGACTCTAACTATCGTGGTGACATTATGCTTAAATTTACTAAGACAGAAATGCGAAGAGGAAAGTCATACTACCCGGGTGATAAGATAGGACAGCTTCTCATAATTGAGAGACCAAAGGTCTTGCTTAGAGAAGTTGAAGAGCTATCAGACACCAATCGAGGTTCTGGTGGTTTTGGATCTACAGGAAGTTAATCCAAGCGTAGTTTTGACGCTTGCTAAGATAAGTTTCGCCACCACTTGAAGCTGCATATGCTTCTTTTTCAAATGGAATTGCGTAGTATGCCGCTTCTTTATCTCTTAACTTAATAAAGTTATAGAGCCAAAATGCTCCGTAGAGAAGATAAAATCCAATAATTGCTAACTCCACCTGTTGACGCAGGTGGATTTTTTCATGCCAGATGGTATCTTCATTGCCTTCATCGCGAATAAAGACAAATGGCCAAAGTGTAATGGCGTAAACGTTTATGATAATTGACATAAGTTGCGGTATCTTGCTGTTCGTGATGATCATTTTTACTCCGGTAAAAAAGAGATTAATATAATACTTATAACGAAGCATTTCAAATATCGGAGGAAGTAATGCCAACTAAAAAGACAGCAGCTGCATCCGCAGCATCCGCAGCAGAGTGCTGTGCAAAATGTGAAAGTGATATCGCAGCTCTCAGAAAAGAGGTTACTGCTCTTAGAAAAGAATTAGGAAAAAAGCCAACAGGTGAAGCAGATCCACGTGTTGATAAAATTGTACACTACTTAAAAGAAAGAATTAAAGAAAAGCCTTTAAAAATGTCTAGACAAGATTTTAATAAAAAATTAGAAAAACTAGTTGAAGATTTATAATTATACTTAGGCCCGGTACAATTGCATAAAGCTGACCTCGCCAGCGTGCCGGAATCTTGCGAACAAGTAAACTCAAAAAGGAGAAAATTATGCCAAAAGTATTAGTAACAGACTCAAAAGGTTTGCACCAGCTAACTGGTGATGGTTTTGATATAGCAGTTTCAGGCTCAGCTGAAGCTGGTCATATCGATTTAAAATGTGGAACCGGTTCAAATAAGCCTTCTTACATTTCACTACAAGCTCCTACAGGAGAGACTCGGTATCTTTTTATTGATTCAACCGGTGATTTAAGAATACACACAGCTGTGCCTACTGCCGACAGCGACGGGGCAATTGTAGGAACACAGAGCTAATTTTAAACTTAAAAACCAATTTCAGGCAGCTCTTTTTAGGGCTGCCTGTTTTGTTTCTAAGACACTTTAAACTCAAAACACCTATCTATATTAGAAAGCAAACAATGTTCAACAGGAGTCATCTGTGAAGGTCTCAGCAGCCCTTTTAAAGGAAATCATTGCCTCACTTGTGGATGAGGAAATAAGAAAGGTCAAAGGCGGTTACAAGGTCTATCCAAAGAATCCGCAAAAAGGAAGAAAGACGAGACGCGCGCTTTCTAAAAAGCCAATGTCACGTGAAAAAGCATTGCGCCAGCTGCGCGCAGTTGAGCGAAACAAGGCACTTGAAGAAGAGCAAGAGCGTCTAAGTTTTGCTAAGGATCATGACTACGGAGTTGATTTAATTCCACATGCAAAGCAAGACAAGGCTTATGATGATATTATTGGGCACACGTGACTGACTCACGTTCGGAAGAAGGGTTCTTCCTTAAACGAAGTTGGATATGTTTTGTGGCATTCTCTCGACAAGCAGGGCAATATTAGTATTTATGACATCGAATGGCCTGACGGATCTATTGAGACAAACGTGCCAGCAAGATTATTAGAAAAAGTAAAAGATTCAGACGATATTAAAGAAGTTCATGAAGCACACGGTGTTCAAGAAGAAGATCAGCCCATAAGCGAAAGGAGATATAAGAAATGAAACTTATAATGGAAGGGTGGAGAAAATTTCTCAAAGAAGCAGTCGAGGGCCTAGCTTGTCCTGCAGCTGCTGGTGATGTAGAATTAAACACAAAAAATAGAGATAGCACTATTAAAAAGTTTATGTATGGTCCACTAAACATAGATGAACCTGGTGACTACTGGAAAAAAGTTGCTAAAAAATGGGAAACATCTGAGCGTGCTGCTAAAAAGTCTTTATGCGGAAACTGTGTTGCTTTTGATGTCAGTCCGAGAATGAAAGAGTGCATGCCTGGCGAAGTTTCAGATAAAGACGGTGAATTAGGTTATTGTTGGATGCATCACTTTAAGTGCCACTCAGCTAGAACTTGCACAACATGGGCAAGAGGTGGACCAATAACTAAAGATAGCATATCAAAAGACTGGCAAGAAAAATCAGATAAGTAGGAGAAAAAATGAGCTTAAACAATCCGAAACCAGGACTAGGGTTTGTACCCGAATATCAAGTTAGTAGTTGGCCTTATTTGACCAGCTCCATTATTACACCTGCAGGCAGCACAAGAGAAATTGAGTTTCCAGGTGTCACTAGGTGGATTTGTGTTCACAACAACGAGCCCGCCGGTGGCACAAACAAAAATCTATCTATCGCTTTTTCAGAAAACGCATTTAAAGTAAAAAATAGTAATTTTTATACTCTTCATGCTGGAGAGCAGACAATGCGACTTGAAGTTAAATGTACTAAAATTTTCCTATCAGCTTCACACAATAGTCTACCTTTTAGTGTCGCAGCAGGATACACAGCAATTGATAAAGATCAGTTTCCAATTTTGACTGCATCAAATGGTTTTGAGGGAGTCGGATAATTTTTGTCAATCAGAACTCTCGAGAATATATATTAGGACCAATTCTGTTCGGAGACTTCTGTGGCTAATTTTTCTGAAGTGACTTCACCCACACCATTTGGCATCTTTGATTCAGACTCAGACTTCATAACTGAGGCTGATCAGATGGTGACTTTTGTTAAGAGAAAGCTGGGTGATGACATTCTTAGCGTTGAATTAACAAAAAAGCAAGTCTGGGGAAACATGGAAGAAGCTTCTCTAGAGTACAGCTCAATTTTAAATCAGTATCAAGCAAAGTCACAATTGGTAAACTTTCTTGGTTATGCTACTGGAAGCATGACCGGTGCTGAAGAAAAATATGTTCGTGACAACTTAGAATATTTAACAAGATTTGCAGAACCTTATGCAATGGAAGCAGGAGTGGGAGGATCTTATAACACCCTATCCGGGTCTATTCAGCTTGAAATGGGTAGACAAGATTATGATCTATACACAGAGCTTAAAGATGCAGGAGGATCTGCATTGTTTGATAATACAAAAGGAAAGCTTAAGATTGTAGAAATGTTCCACTTTAATCCGCAAGCTGCTTACAGATTTTTTGATACAACATCTGCTATCAATTATTTAAATAACGAGTTTAGCTTTGAGTCTTTTACTCCAGAAACAATATTTTACGTGTTACCTGTTTTTGAAGATATTCTTCGCGCTGGTCAGTTAGATCTTTCAAATAGAGTTAGAAGGTCAAATTATTCGTATGAAGTTTCTGGAACAAAACTAAGAATATTTCCTACACCCACGTCTGATAGCAAGAAGTTATGGGTTAGAATTAGGCAGTATGCTGATCCTATGGATCCATCGTACAAAGATGAAATGATACACGGCGTTTCAAATATGTCTAATCTTCCTTTTGGAAATTTAACATATTCAAGAATTAATTCAATTGGTAAGCAGTGGATTAGACAGTTTACACTAGCACTTTCTAAAGAGCAATTAGGATTAATCAGATCTAAGTTTGGAAATATTCCAATACCCGGTGGTGATGTTTCTCTCAACGGTGGTGATTTAATTAGTCAAGGAAGAGAAGATCAAAAAGATCTCAAGACACAGTTAAAAGAAATGCTTGATACAATGACTTATGACAAGCTAATAGAAATACAATCAACCAGAGCTGAGCAGATGAACAAACAGTTGCGTTATATACCAATGCCTATTGGCAAAGCAATATTCATGGGGTGACGTATGGGAAGATTTTTTATAACGCCAAGAGAGATTAATTTTATTAATGACACCGCAAAAGAATTAGTCAAAGATGTAGTTGGACAAAAAATTTACTATTTTCCAATATCAGAAGTTAAGTCAAAAGTTCATGATGTGTACGAAGAGTCTCCTGACAAAGTTTTCGAAAACCCAATAGAAATAGACTGCTTAGTTAAATATCAGCCTCAAGAAATTAGAACAAACCGATTTGGTTCTGAAGAATACTACACAGTTGAAGCTTACGTTCAATCAAGAGATCTTCTTGATAAAGGTATTGAAGTTTTAGAAGGAGATTTTTTCTCTTATGGGTCTACATTTTTTGAAGTAATTAAAGGACCTGCTACAAACACAATTTTTGGTCAAATTGAGCATAAGAGTTATATTACAATTACAGGGAAACAATCTAGAAAAGGTCAATTTCTTGCAAAAATATTTGGACCAACCTCAGAAGCTTACTCAGATGCTGATGCTGTTCAGGAGACTTTTGTTCAGCAGAGAGGTTTTGATAAAAATAGACTTGGAGAAACTGGAGATGTTAGACAACTAAGAGAAAATGGTGTTTTAGAAGATCCAATAACCGGTCCAAAAGAAGTTTCTCCTAAAGGTGACCCTAGAAGTGTAGGATCGTCTTTTTATGATGAAGGCGGAGATTAATTATGGGACATCAAATTAAAGGTGAAAAAGTTATAAAAGATTTTGACGGCAATAATGCGCCTGAAGATTTTGACATCCCTTCTATTGGAATTGAAGATATTGATAGAGCCATCTTTGAGCTATTTGACAAAAAACTTTCTTTTGAAGTTAAACACAAAGGTACACTTCAAAAAGTACCGGTTATTTTTGCATCAGGTGAAAGATTTGCGCTAACTAGAAGAAAAAACCCAATTAGAGATAGAGAAAACACTTTAATTTTGCCTTTGATTTCTATTATGCGACAAAATATTGATTTCTCACCGTCTCAATCAAATAAAAAAACTGCAATTGCTTTTAGAGAACAAGAAAATTATGTTATTAAATATAGATTAAGTGAAAGAGACAGAAAATATCAAAACATTATTAACAAACAAGGTATTAAACATCAAGATAATGTTTCTTCTCAAAGACACTTTCTTTCAAATACACCAGCTCCGGGTTTTGGCGTAAAACCTGATACAATTTCAACAAGAAGAGAAAATGCAAACATACAATTTTCTGCTGGCGCAAAAGTAAGTCTAGGTGAGCAGTTAGGGACAAATATATTTGAAGTAATACAGGTTCCATATCCCGAATTTGTTGCTGTTACTTATGACATTGTTTTTTGGACGCAGTATATGCAGCAATCAAATCAAATGCTTGAAACGCTTCTCGTAAATTTTACTGGGCAGGGAGAAGAAATTCCTATTGTGACAATGGGAGGCTATGAATTAGTAGCTTTCTTTTCAGGCCCATTTTCAAATTCTGGTACAAATTTAGATAATTTTACAGAAGATGAAAGAATTATTAAACACACGTTTTCTGTGACTATTCCAGGTTACATATTAAACCCTAAACATCCCGGTATGCCAAAAATGGTAAGAAGCTATGTTTCGGCTCCTAACTTGAGTTTTGGAGTATATAGTGGTGATGCTGAATCTATTAACTATCAACCTGAAAGAAAGGGAGAAACTGTAAAAAGGCATGTTCTTGAAGATCTTACAAACATTAAAGAGCACGAGTTAGTGAGAGGAGAATCAAGAGAAATTATACAAAATACTATAATAAATCCCTTTACAAAATCAACAAAAACAGAATTTTCAAAGATAAGAACTAGAAATCAGAGGGCCGGAGAAACTGTTGCTTCTTCTGAGATTATTGAAGAAATTGAGAGAATTGAGTCATAATTAAAATAGATGTTTAGCAAAGACAAACATAGTTATAATAGGAATTTTTAGGAGTAATTGATGGCAGAACAAACTTTCAGATCTCCGGGCTTTTTTGAGCGTGAAATTGATCTAACTCAAAGAACAACGGAAATTGTTGGCGTTCCTGCGGGAGTTATCGGAACTGCGCAAAAAGGACCCGCTTTTGTTCCTGTTACAGTCGGGTCATTTTTAGATTTTGAAAATAAATTTGGATCTCTAGATCCGGAAAAATTTGGAACTTATGCAGCAAACGAGTGGCTTAAGAACAGAACTGCACTTACTTATGTAAGAGTTTTAGGCGCAGGAGCTAACAGTACCACCACAGATATATCAAATACCCAAACGGCAGGAACAGTTAAAAACGCAGGATTTTTACTAGCTGCTTCTTCAAGATCTAGCGTTTCTGGAGAAGGCAGATTTAACGGCGTTGTCCAGTTTCTTGCTGCAAAGCATGATCCTACAGCTAACGAAGCTTACGGTATGCCAGTGTTTTCTGACAACAGTTCTGTCGATGCAGCGTCAGATGTACATCTCATAAGAGCAATGCTTATGACACCTAGCGGATCAAGATTCGAAGTTTTAGATCATAATGGATTTTATGCAGGAACTTCTACATCAGGTGACACTGCTAAGGTAAGATCATATGACGGAACTACAGAACAAGGAATGTTCAAGCTTGTTCTTTCTTCTGCAGCCGGTTCTAACTTTTCAAGTGATGAAGCTTTTTCAGGTATCAAGATTTACACTGCATCGCTTAATCCAGATAGCAAGCACTACGTTGGGAAAATACTGAATACCAACCCTGATAGATTTAATGAAGAGCAGCACTATCTTTACGCAGATTTTCCTGTTGAAGATGAGCTAGCAAGAGTTAAATCTGATGGATCTAATGCAACAGTTGCAATCTTATCCGGATCTAGCAATACAAACGCCGGCGCCGGAGGGTCTGGGACTACTTTTACACAGCTTTTTGGATCTTTCAACACTAGATATCAGACAGCAAGATCAACATCTTTTATCTCCCAACCATTTGGAGAAAAAGAATATGATTTATTCCACTTTGAAGCGCTTGATGATGGAATAGCTGGCAATAGAAAAGTAAAGATTTCAATTTCTAATCTTAGAAAATCAACAAATCCAAAAGATCCTTATGGAACATTCACAGTTCTAGTTAGAGATTTTTATGACACAGATACAGATCTTAAGATTCTGGAGCAATTTTCTCTCTGTACATTAAATCCAGGAGACGAAAATTATGTCGGAACTAAGATAGGTGATCTTAAGGCTTACTATAATTTTGATGCAGAGACTGAATCTGAAAGACGTTTAAATGTAACAGGAAAGAGACCAAATAGATCAGCTTACGTTAGAATTGTTATGAACGCTGCAGTGGAAGATAGACAAATTCCAAAAGAAGCCCTACCTTTCGGATTTAGAGGGCTTCCCACACTTAAGACTTCAACAAGTCTTACAGATAACACAATCGTTCTTAGCGATGGAAGCTTAAATAATTTATCTAGTGCTAGACTATCTTTTATAAATTCTGCTACTTCAGAACTACCTCTCACTGCTTCTAT